CGGGCCGAACGGGGGCTTTGATCTTTCGAGGGGTACTATCCCCATTATGTTGGTCATCATGATCATGGGCGGCTCATTTGCTTTCGGCGCATGGTTTCGCGACCTTCAATCCGAGCGCGCCACGGTCTCCAAGACGCTCAAAGAGCACGGCGATCAGCTTTCGTTGATCCTCGACAGGCTTGATGGAATTAGCCACATATTGGGCACCAAGGAAGCGCCCAGGACGGCCAAACGGAATTGAGCGCCGATACAGAGCGTGGCGCTCAATGCGGCCTCAGCCGTTCTTGTCCGGGGCGGCTGAGGCCATTCCAGGGTGCGCCTCGAAAAAGCGCCGGTCACCGTTCCGAGGTGCAGCGCTTGGCGCGATCTTCGATCCACCGGTCAAGATCGGGAATCGAATAAACGACGCGCTCGCCAAGCTTATAATACTTGGGGCCGCCGCCGGTGCAGCGAAGCTTCGTGAGTGTGGAATAAGACAGCCCCGTATATTTCGATGCCGCCTTCGTGTCGATTCGTGAGTTTTGCATTCGTTTGACATCCTCTCCGTTTGCCGCCCACCATGAGCGATTCGAAGAAGATGCAGAACAAGGGCAGGGCAGGTCTCCCCCGGGAACCTGCCCTATCCTACATCGTTTGACGGTATTCGCCGTGAACAGCTCGTTCTCAAGGCGCTTCGGGCCTTTTGCCTGAAACTTCCCGTTCACCCGGACGCCAGCGTCTTTTGTCCGGGGTGGCTGAGGCCATTTTTATCTATTGAACATGCGCCAAAGCGCATAAATGATAAGGACGGCCCCGGCGGGCGGCGCACTGGCGAGTGCGGCCAGGATCATGCCTCCCAGGAGCGCAAACCATAACGCTAAAAACACGTAACCTAAAAAAACGCCTATTTCTCTCATGGTCTTCCCCTTTTTTGGCTATCGTCCGCAAGCTGAACGCCGAAATATCGGCGTACCGCTTGGCTTTCCTGGAGCGCATTTACGAGCACAATAACCGGGCCAGGAATGTCACGCTCGCCAGCTTCCCAACGTCTGACGGTTCTTCCGCTCTTGACGCGAACGAGGCGCGCGAATCCTTCGGCACTAAGGCCGAAGGCACAGCGAGCGGACTTCAATTGCGCTGGCGTCACAGTTCTCCTCCAAGGAAGGCGGGCACCATTGCCCTGATGACACTCCGAACATAGGGCCGATGGCCCTAGTTGTCAACGCCTAAAATCCGCATAGCCTTTTTTGATAGAACGCACACCGAACGCACCGGGAATGTGTGTGCCAATTTTGAGGCACACTTATTCGCTTGGGTTTACAAGACAATTTTAACAATGGTTAACCAAAGGCTTGAAATCGTTAACAAAATTAGCCAGCTTGTGGAAGAACGGACGTTCTCGTTGACAAAAAATTACCATACAAATACAAGCAGTTACGGGACACCCCTCCCCACAAGAAGGAGATGCATTTTTTGCTATGTTTCTGATTTTACTCGCTTTTTCAAGTCTGATTTTTTTTCGTGTGTCAATTTTGTGCCAAAAACCTCTTCGGCGAACTCGGCTGGCCGTTCGATATGAGCATAATTTTTAAGCATGACGCTGGGGTCTTTCCAGCCGCCCACCGCTGCTGAGACGACAACGTTTCTTTCCTGCCTTGTCACCGCTTCCGTCGCGAACGAGTGGCGCCCTGCCTCATAGGGTGAGCGATAGGTAAGCCCGGCATGCTTGCAAACGGCTTTCCAGGGGATTAGGGGACCATTCTTATAGGCCCATCCAAAGATGCGATCTTCTCCCGCGTATTGCCCCCAGCCAATGCGCTTGGGGGTAATACGCCACAACTCTTCGGCCATTTCCTCGGTGAGATAGAAAACGCGAGCGTCGCCGTTTTTTGTCGCGCCGTTGCTCGTTCCGATACGCTTATCGAGATCAAGATCGATAGGACGCAACCTGATGGCCTCAGTTGGCCTTGCGGCGGTTGTAAACATGAAGAGGGCATAGGCAGCTAAGCGCAGCCCAAGTCCGTCATGTGCTTCTCCGTAAAGCTCCATTGCCGCTTTGCGAAAACGATCAATCCATTCTCGATCAACCGCAATGCGATCTTTTTTGGCGACCGCTTTGAATCGCTTGATCCTGATGGGCGGACAAAGCCCATGTTGATGAGCATGATTGATGACAGCGCTCACCGGAACAATGACATGGCGATTCCAAGTCTGCGGCTTAGCGTTCGGATAAAGCTTTTGTGCAAGGTCTTTAACCCTTGCTGGCGTCACGTCGCGAAGTCTCAGCCGCCCAATGCTTTTGACGATTGGGCCTAGTAAGCCTCGCTCGTTCTTTCCGAGTTTGTTGTAGAGAAGGTAAGCTTCGGCAAACGTGGCTTCCGATTCCGGCCCATAGATGGCCGCTCTACGGAGTTTCGTTTCGTGGAATGCTTTGAGTTCTTCGGCTGTTTTTGGGTCGCTCGTTCCAAGGCTTCTTCGTATGCGTTTACCGTCAACAGTGCCATAGAGATAGGCGACGCCTCGACGCCATTTGATTTTGAGTGGCATGGTTTTGAAGCATCCATCAGAATTTGGAAATCACGCTCATCAAGGTATATTTTATTCCCGATGATAGAACAGCAATTAAGCTTTCGGACTTTACGCCGTAACGCGCGCTCCGAAACCCCGGGAAGCAATCGATCGCGGACCTCTGTAATCGGAATGGGCCATGAAATAGAACGAGACATAATTCACAGCACCGCCCAAAGAAACACGGCCAAGGCCGCCCATGCGCAAGCGCTGAACAGCGCGGTTGCGAGGCAGGCAATCGATTCTTCGCGGTTCATGGCTGAATTCCGACGGTTTGGGCTTTGTTGCCCATATGCAAAGGGGCCTCCAGGGCGGCGATAATTTTTAAAAGCTCGTCCGCCAAATAATCAAATTCCGCGCTCTCCGCTGCGCTGTCCGTCGCGCTCTTCGCCGCGCTCTCCGCTGCGCTCGCCGCGCTCCACGCTGCGCTCTTCACGCTCTCCGCTGCGCTCGCCGCGCTCCACGCTGCGCTCTTCACGCTTGCCGCGCTCTCCGCCGCACTCTCCGCGCTGTCCGCCGCGCTCTCCGCTGCGCTCTCCGCGATCTTCGCCGCACTCGCCGCGATCAGCGCGCTCCACGTCGCGCTCTTCGCCGCGCTATCGCCCTCCCATAGCGCGATGGATATTTTGATCGCAGCCTTTGCCTGCTCGATTGTTGCCGCCACGAACGGGAATTTTTCGGCGTCGAACGCCGTGTTTTTTTCCTGCGTAGCCAGCGCTCTACGCAAAACGCATAGCATGAACGCAGGCTTGATTTTTTCCAGATCGACGCCCGGCTCAATGGCAGCCAAGAAATCGCGCGGCCACGTGCGGGACTTTTTTTCGCTCATCCCCTCAAACAGCGAGTCTTCAACGTGCGCCAGCCACTCAGGAATACCCAGTTCGGCGGGATAACGACTATGGTCGTACGCCTCAAGCGTGCAGCCGACAGCGCAACCCCTTGTGCCATCCCAGCCCTCGCCACGAATAAGGTTGTCGAGCTTGATATGGTGCTCGACGCGAGCGAGGTACTTATCTTTGATGGCCGGATTGTTGTGATAGGCTAAGAGTTTCATGGCCGAATCCCCTGGTGCAATTTTTCAACGACGGTTTGGGCTTTGTTGCGCATATGCATGGTAGGCACAGGGGCCTCCAACGATAGTGGCACCTCAGAAATTGCAATCGCCGCTTTGGAAAGAGCGGCCTTGGCAACATGGGCGGCCATCCAGGCATAGCGCATCTTTGCCTCAGGCGTCAGATCAAGCCAGGGCGTCATGCCCGATCCGAATTCGCGCAACATGCCTTCGTAAGCAAGTTCCGCCTCTTTGTAGATATCGATTGCCATTACCGGCCTCTGATGACGGTTTCGGTTGCATCGTGCACGGTGCGCATCAGCCAAATCCTTTGGCCGTCGCGCCATCCAGTTTCGATTAGATCGCGAATTCTTCCGCTATGTCCATCGGCGTCGCACGCGAGGCCCGCTTTTCCAGCCGCAAAGGCTTGGCAATAGATGCCGATCTCAATCGAATCTTTGAGCATTCCGGTAATCCTGATGGCGGCTAGGGAGTAGGTTTTGCCTACTCCCTCCCCCGCATTCCACGCCCTCTTGGAGCGCAAACAGGATTATGAGAAAATCGCATAGTTGTCAAATCGATTTTCGCATAACAGCGAAAATTTCAATAATCCTCATACAACTGCTTGCCGATAACGAGCGCTTCGATTTCGACGCTCCCATCCTCGGGATCATAAACCAGGTCTTTGATTTCAGGATTACTCGACAGGCTTTTCAGGACTGGCCCAGCATCACCCCTGAATACCATTCGGATTGTTCGGGAAAAAACCGATTTGTCACCCTCACGAAACAAAATTGGGTGATACATTTTTACAACAACCTTGTCGCCTATTTGCAAGTTTTTCCTATTTTCCCAATAGGGAACAACTGTTGCAAAATTGCCAGGCTGAATATAAAGATCAGCGCTGTCGTCTTCGATGTAGAATGCCTCTTGCGGCTCATCGATGTAACGCGGCAACATAACTCTTTGAATTTCAACAGTTTTATGAATTTCTTGCACGGCTCCACCCCCGAAACGTGCGCTAATTGTTCCCCCGAAGCGAACAACTTTATCTGATTTGGAACGAGGCGCAATAGGGTAAGTTTGACCTTTGTGATACGAAAATTCTGATGCAAAAATGTCTTCGAACTTTTTGATCTCGGTCAAAGACAAGCGACGGCGCGCCTTGCCCAGCGAGTGAGCAAGGTTGCTTTGACCGATGCCAGCGCGACGGGCAAGCTCGGAAGCGCTCATGCCCAGCCTTTCTAGATTCGATTTGATCCATGCAACGACGCGTTCATGGTCTGCGCGCTCTTCGTCCGTCATTTTGCGGGGCTTTGCCATAAAGACCGTGTAACTTTCTATGCGATTTTCGCATTTTTTCGAATTGACAATTATGCGATTTCCGCACATTGATCGAAGCATGCCGCATCGCATTTACCAGGAAAACAAGCCCGCCTACATAGCGGTTCGCGCTTTTTCCACCGATCAAATTGGGTACGGCCCGAAACGGAAAAGTGGAATCCAGCGCATCGCAACCGCACTCGGCTGCGACTATTACACTGTATACAGATGGCTGTTGCCGAAAAGCAAAAAAGGCACGGGCGGAATCGTCCCGCACAAGTGGCGAAAGCCGCTTTACAAAGCCGCTCAGGAGGAACGCGTTTGGCTTACGATGCAGCAAATCGAGGGCGACGACGAATGAGGCGCAAACCCCTTCCCGATCCAGACGACTACAGCGGCTTAACGGAACACCAAATCCAGGCCGCGATGTTTCGCGCGTTTAAAGCCCGGCGCATATGGCCCGCCGTCATGTTCGCTATTCCGAACGGCGGTGCCAGGCAAACTGTGACCGGCAAGCTTCTAAAACGGGAAGGCGTCAAAGCTGGCATTCCCGATATTCTTGTCATCGTCGATGGCGAACACACGTTTATTGAAGTTAAAACAGAAAAAGGAAGGCTCAGATCGGCGCAAAAAGAAACTCATTTCAAAATCATTCAAGCGGGCGGCGTCGTCGTCACAGTATACGGCTTGAAACAAGCGCTCGAAATACTTGAAAAGCTTGGCATTATTTCTCCCCCATCGGTGCGAAATGTCAAAGAAAAACAAGCGGCGTAAGCTTGCCGCGTCTCAAATACTCGATGATGTTTTGGCGCTGTTCGATTACGGCGGCTTCAATAGCGAGGAATTGTCAGTAGAGCTTAGCCATTTTTGCGAGATCAAACGCTGCGAAATCCCGTCGCCCGAAGCCATCGGCATCAGGCTTTTGCAGCTTGGATTTGTAGGCGTACGGCGCTCCGTAGGAGGCCGAAAACTTCGCTTTTATCAACCCGCCGCCCACCAATTCCAACAGGCGGCCTAACGTAAGGAAAGACCATGAATCAATGCAAGACATGCGGCGCATGGGTGGCATCTCCCGGCGCAGCCGTGGGCGATTGCCGCGTCCACGCACCGTCGTTTGGTGAAACGCAGACCACGGCAGACCGCACCGGCCATTGGCCGCAAACCCAGGCGACTGATGGGTGCCATGAGTGGGTGCCAGGGGGCAATTCGGCGGTAAATCCTGCGCTCCCTTCGACCGCTCAGCATCCCGGAGCGCAGCAATCGGGCGGCATTTTTTTGGATATCGAGCAAGCGGCCTCTGATGCCGCCCATGCCGTTGCTGGCGTGTTCTGGGGCCACAACGCAAACCCGACGACGCCACCCGAGGGCGGCACACTGCAGTCTGCGCGGCCTCACAACAACCCTTTCCCGCACGCCCCGGCCCAGGGGAACGCACAGGCAACGACGATCAACGCCAGCGGGACCACGGGACAGGCGGCGGCAGTAACGCCAGCGACGACGGCAGCGCCTGGAAACATTCCGGCCACCTCGGGGCCATCTACTGCGGCTGCGGCAAGCCCAGTTGCTTCGGCAACTCCGGTTCCTGCCCAAGCGCCCTCTCCTATCCCAGCGCCCTCCCCGGCCTCACAATCGACGCAGCCGTCCGCACCGGCGACGCCAACTTTGCCCGTTACCTCAGTTCCCGCAAATGGCGCAAATGCTTCGCCGTCGCAGGCGGCAAGCCCCTCGCTTACCGCGCAGCCATCGCCTAGCGCGCCCGCAACGGCCGCGCCGATTGCCGGAAACGTGCTGACGCCTGGACAGTTCGCAGCCGCCCAGGCCAATCTCGCGACGCTTCAACAGCTTTCGCAGAACGCAGCGCCCGACGTTGCTGCAAGCCTGAACGCTGCTATCGCTCAACTCGAAGCGGATATAGCCGCGACGGCAACTCCGAATGTTTCGGCGGCGGCTCCGGCCCCCGCTTCATCGAATGCAGCCGCCGCCGCTTCCGTGACGGCGTCCCAGGCGGCTGCGGCTCCCGGCGCTGTTAATGCGGGTTCAGCGGCGCAGGGAGCGACCGTTGCGGCTCCTACTCCGACAGCACCGGCAACAGCCGCGAACGCATCGGGCGGGGCCGCAACGGCACCCAATCCAGGCGACGTGGGCGGCGTTCCGGCATCTCCGGCCGCCGCCCCCGCATCTCCGGCAACCCAGGCCCAGGCCCCGGCTGCAGCCGCTCCGGCAACCCAGGCCCCGGTCCCGGCCCAGCCCTCTTCGTAAGGCGTACAGGGAGGCGCACGGTGCGGCTCCCTTATCATGAGCAAGAAAGAGACGATCATGACAGGCAAGAAAATGAGTTCCCCTTCGGTTCCGGCCCCCAAGGGCGCAGGCAAAGGTGGCGCGAAGATCATAGGCGGCAAGCCGTCCAAGGGCGAGAAGCGCTGATTTAATTTTTCGCGCAAGTCGAGTGAGGAAGGGCCGCCCATGGGGCGGCTTTTCTTTGATTGACAATTATGCGATTTCCGCATAATGGAAAACGTCTTACACGTCATACAAGACAATGCAGATCGAAACTGACTGAAAGGAACATGAATGGACCTCTCCCAAATCAGGCGCGTCAAACAGGACAAGCCGCCCAGGCTTGTCATTTACGGGCCGCCTGGCGTCGGCAAGACCTCGCTCGCCGCCGAGTTTCCCGCGCCGATCTTTATCCAGACCGAGGATGGCGTATCGTCCGGCCTCGAATTCGATGCGTTTCCGAGGCCGTCCGGATGGCTCGACGTGTACGATGCGCTCAAGTCTTTGGCCGATCCAGGCCATGATTATCGAACTATAGTGATCGACAGCATCGATAAACTGGAGCCGCTTATCTGGCAGCAAGTTTGCGACAACAACGGTTGGGACAGCATCGAAAGCCCTGGCTATGGAAAGGGTTATGTCGAGGCCGATGCGCTTTGGTACAAGCTCTTTCACTGTCTCGATTATCTTCGCGATTATTTCGCAATGGGCATTATTCTGATCGCTCATTCGACCATCGTGAACTATCCAAACCCGACAGGCGCAGAATTTCCGAGATGGGATATTCGCCTGCAAAAGCGCGCTCATGGTATTGTTGAGGATTCGGTCGATGCAATACTTATGGTCGATTACGACAGCGCGACCAAAGAGGAAAAAGGACGCGGCGGCTCAAAGGTTGCCAAGTCCACAAATTCGACCTTGCGTTGGATACACTGCCAAGGGTCGCCCGCTCGAAATGCAAAAAATCGATACGGGATGCCCGACAAAGTGCTTTACAATCAAGGGGCGGCCTATGCTACCTTGAGCGAGTATTTTCCCGCGTCCAGCGTAGAGTAAGATGCAAAAAAGCCTCAGCTTTGCGTCAAAACCCCAAACAATCAAAGAAAGAGAAAGTTAACAACCATGGCAAATCTTGGTTATATAGCGCGTGCGTCTGATTACAAACCGAAAACGTATGATCCGCTTCCGGTTGGATGGTATGACGCCATCATTTCCGAAAGCGAGATCAAGCAGGCCGCGAACGGTTCCGGCCATTATCTTCGGATCGTTTGGCGCGTGATCTCGGGGCAATACGAAAACCGGACTGTCATCACGCAGCACACGATTGATCATCATAACGCCGACGCTACGGAAATCGGGCGCAATCAAGTCAACGGTATCGCCGAGGCGATAGGCTTCGACGAAATCGAAGACAGTGAAGTGCTCCACAACAAACCTGTGTGCGTCTATTTCACGGTGAAGCCTGGAAAGGGGGAATACGGGCCGTCGAATGGTTTCGGCAATGTCAAGCCCATGGGCGGCCAATCCGCAAAAAAGCCCGCTGCCTCGGCCCCGATGAAATCGCAAAAATCAACGCCGAGGTCGACCGGTGGCTCCGAAACGGGAAGCGCGGCAGCCGCTACAGCCGCCCATTCAGGCGCGCCACATGGGGCTGGCTTTAGGCGTCCAACGGCCCCCGAGGCAAACCCCTTCGCATCATAAAGACGCGCGGGCGCATCCCAAGCCGCCAAGCATCGCGGATGCGCCCGCCTCACCGGACAAATTTCGACCGGCTAGAGCACCGCTCGCCGGAAATTAAGGCGGGACCATGAAGGCGCTCCGAGATTATCAAGAACATGCGTGCGATGCGTATTGGGACTACATTCACGGCGGCGGATCGGCTGGCCTGTTGGTGCTCGCGACCGGCACGGGGAAATCATTGATCCAGGCCGCGATCTGCCGTGACACGATCATGGCTTACCCAGGCACGCGCATTTTGTGTCTTGTGCATACGCGGGAACTTGTCCGGCAGAACGCCCAGGAAATGCTCCGCATATGGCCCGGCGCTCCGGTCGGCATCAACAGCGCTGGATTGCGTCGCCGGGACTGGCACAGCCAAATCCTGTTTGCATCGATCCAATCGGTTTTTCGAAAGCCAGAGATGATCGGCGCCGTTCATCTTCTTATCATCGATGAAACGCACCTCGTTCCGCATCTTAATAAAAAGAACAGCGAGGGCGGCATGTTCCGGTCATTCATCACGTCGCTTCTGGCCGTCAATCCTCGCATGAAAATTTTAGGCATGACGGCGACGCCGTTCCGGCTTGATACGGGGCGCTTGGACGAAGGTAAGGGCAAAATTTTCGAGCGCGTGCTCTTCGAGTACGGGATCGATAAGGGCATCGAAGACGGTTTCCTTTGTCCGCTTCTTTCCAAGGTCTCTGACACGCAAATTGATACTTCGAACGTAAAGACGCGGGGCGGGGAATTCATCCAGGGGCAACTTGAGCAAGCGGCTATGGATAAGGCCGTTACCAAGGGCGCGATTTCCGAGATTCTGGAAGCGGGACGATCCCGGCAAAAATGGATGCTGTTTTGTGTCGGCATCGAGCACGCGCACGCCGTCGCCGCCGAATTGCTTCGGCAAAACATAAGCTGTCACGTCATCACGTCGCTCACGAAAAGCCATGATCGCACCGCCTGGATCGACGATTTTTCTAAGGGCCGCGTTCGGGCGTTGGTCAACGTGTCGGTGCTCACAACAGGCTTCAACGTGCCTGGCGTGGACCTTATCGCTCTTTTAAGGCCCACGAAATCGCCGGGCCTCGCGATTCAAATGATCGGGCGCGGAACGCGGCCTATTTATGCTGATGGCTTTGGTTTGGAAACGGTCGAAGACCGCAAGCTTGCCATTGCGAGCAGCGTCAAGCCGAATTGCCTTGTTCTTGATTTTGCGGGCATCCTAAAGACGCATGGCCCGGTTGACCGCATGGGCGTCCGGAAGCCGGACAAGGATTTCGAGGAAAAAGAGGGCGTTGTCCCTGTTAAGATTTGCCCGAACTGCAACGCCAACATTCCGATATCTTACGCGACGTGCCCCTATTGCGAGCATGTGTTTCCTATCGAGCCGCGCGAAAGCAAGATTGCAAACCAGGCCGACAAAGAAAGCCCCATCCTTAGCTCCCAGGCCATAGACCCGAAATGGGTTAAGGTTTCGGATTGGCAGTTTTCGATTTCGTCGAAAGACGGCAAGCCGCCCTATTTGCGCATCGCCTATCGTTTCAGCTTTACGGGCACCGTCAACGAATTCCTGTGCTTCGATCACGGCGGATATGCCGCGATCAAAGCACGCCGCCGATGGATTGAGCTTAATGGCGGCCGCGCGGCATGGGTTCCGCAATGCACACAAGAGGCGTTTGAGCATTGCGACCAATTGCATCGGCCCGATGAAATCATGATCGTGCGCGAAGGGAAATATTGGACAGTCCGGCTCTCCCGCATGCTGGAGGCGGCCTGATGGAAATCGATCTTTTTACCGCGCACTTCTTTCACCGGCCCAAGCCGGTCATTCCCGAGCACGTCCAGCGCCTTTCGGCCATTACGCCCGGTTCGTGCGTCATTTGCAGGCGGCGCGCGGGGCCTCAGGGATATGCCCCCTTAGGCTATCCGACGTTGTGGTTCTGCCATGACGACGACTGCAAGCAAATCGTTTCCTCAGGATGGATTTTCAGAATGAGCAGCGCAGACTTTAACCAAATCGAGCGCGACGCGCTCACGGCATCAGCAAAACTTGGGATGCAATACCTTAAGAGCATCGAAAAAGCCGACGTACCTCTTGCGCATCTTGAACCGTCTGAGGCGTTTGAGTTTTTGGAGCGCGTGGTTGACGGCTTTGGCTCATACATCCGGCACAGAATGACGGTTTACGTCAACACGCCCGAGGCGCTGGCCGACATACCTTTTGGTGACCGCCGTGGCTAAACTCCCCTTTCACGTCTTTGCCGACACGCCGCGCGGGCGCAACCTTAGGGCCGCCCATGCGGCGTGCGAGGCGGGGTTTCCTGTCTTTCCTGTGCAAATGCGTTTGCGGGGCGATACATGGCAAAAAGTGCCATGTGTGAGCGGCTGGCAGAATTTACCGCCCCGCCCATGGGAGCAGGTCCGGGCCGAGTTTGAGCGCTTCCCTGATGCGATGCCAGGGATTCTTGTTTGGCACAAGTTCATTTTTGTCATCGACCTCGACAGGCACCATGAAGGAAAAGACGGCCTTGAAGAATGGGAGCGCATCACGGCGGGATGGACCTTGCCGCCCATGGTGGCGGTGCGAACGCCGCGCGGGGGCTTGCACCTCTATTTTATGGCCCCGCGCACCGTCAAGGTGAGCAACAGCACGGGCGCTATTGCGCCCGGCATCGATGTGAGGGCCATGGGCGGCTTTGTGCTGGCTCCGGGGGCTGAGATTATCGCGCCGGGCTGCGAGCAACACGGCAAGCGATGGGAGTTGTTGCCAGATTCGCCGCCCATCAACAGCGCGCCGCTGGCGACCATGCAAATCCTGCAGCTTGTCGTCAAGCGCGAACCGAAGCCGGACGCGGTCCGGCCCGAGAACGTCGCGCGCATCGAAGACGTGAGCACCGAGACGGTTTCCGCGTACGCAAAGGCCGCCATTGATGGCGAAGCTATGAAGCTGCGAAACGCGCCTAAGGGAACGCGCAACCATCAGCTCAATAAGTCGGGCGTCGAATTGTTCTCCTTGGTCGACCAAGGTTTCATGACCGAGGCCCAGGCAATCGCCGTCCTGTGGAAGGCCGCCGATGAAAATGGGAGCATCCGCGATGACGGCGAGCGCCAATTTTGGTCGACCGTGCGCAGTTCCCGGGCTTTCGCCAAGGCTAACCCCCGGAAGCCTGTCGAATTCAAGCCTCCGAGCGCGGCCATGCCCCGGAAGGAAAGACCGCGCGATATGTACGGCTGGGCGGCTTCGGCGGCTGCGCAGCCTTCTGAGGCCCCGGGCGAAGACGCCGCCCAGGACCATGGCGAAGACGCGGCGGCTTCGGACCTCTGGTTTGACGGCGAACCCGTTCCACCCTATCCAGACCCTCTTGTGGAAAACCTCATTCCGCGCGTTGGCGTGGGCATCATGGCGGGCGAATCCGGATCGGGGAAGACGACAGCGCTTGTTGATCTTTGCGTTGCCGTGGCGACCGGGAAGGCGTTTTTCGGGCGCGCCATAGAAGCCCCCATGGGCGTTGTGTTTTATGCCGCAGAAGACGATTACAATTTTCCGCACAAGCTCCAAGCCGCCAAGATCGCGCGAGGCATCGATTGCGCGCTCCCAATCGCCATGAAGATGGATGTTGGCGACCTCAAGGACCCCGCCGTGGTCAAGTATCATGTGGAGCGAACCAGGGCCGCAGTGGACGCTATGCGGGAACGCTTTGGGGTTGATCCCGGTCTTATCGCCATAGACACTTATGGCCGCGCCTTTCGCCCGGCAAAACCCAACGACGACGGCGAGGCTCGCGCTACGATTACGGTCATGCGGGAATTTGCAAAGGCGTTTGGCTGCGCCGTGATCGCGACGCATCACACGAGCAAGCAGGACAAGACAGAGATCAAGGGCGCAGGCGCAATCCGGGGAGATGTAGATTTTGCCCTTATCGTCTTTGCCGAGCGCGACGCGGCCAACAAGCTAACCGGTCTGCGCGAAATTCGCATTCTTAAGACCCGCATGGGGACGCCTGATGTAGTGCTCGGGCAATTCGAAATCCATGACATGCAAGTGGGCGTTACAGCCTCCGGAAAGCCGCTCAAGCAGTCCTATATCTGGATTACCGCCCAGGACGTAGAGGGCGCCCTGCAGGCCGTCAATGCATCCCGGTTTGAGCAGGCCAAAGAAGAGCTTCACAGGGCCGTGGGAGCCAATTTTGAGGCCATGGTGGCAAACAGCAAGACCCGCTCCGATACCCGCTCCGATAGGCACAAAAACGAAATGGCTTTCAGGCGGGCGCTCGATTTTGTGCGAGCCAATCCCCAATGGATCGACATGGAGGACGGCACCATCATCAAGGGAATTCAGAAGCTCGATTTCGAGGATATCCTGCGCTGCGAAGCCGGTCATCATTTGACATCGAGAACCTACCGCAACCTTGCCCAAACTTTCGAAGACCAAGGTCTTATCCGGCGCATCCATGGGGGTAATTGGATCGCGCTTTACCCCTTCGAATACCACCCAGAAAGCCCTTAAGGCCGCCCATAGAAGCCCCCCAAAGTCCCGTGAAACATTTTCTAACTTAAAGTTGCAAGGGCGCCAAAAGCGCCCTTTTTTGCTACTTTAGGTACAACTTGCCAACTTTCCACCCCCCCCGGAAACGAAATGTGTTCAAAATAAGGCACAATTTGCCGCCCCCCTTGAACCCTTGATTTTATTGGATTCAGGGTGGAAAGATACCGGCAAAATGAGAGACCCCGGAAAAAAACCCCCCTAAGGGGGGGTTTTTTCCGGGTGTCTCATTGCCGTAATTTGCCGGGATATTTTTCCACCCCAAATTTCCACCCCAAACTATATATCTATATAGTTTCCGTGAAACATTTTGTATCTAACTAAAAAACTAGTTTTTATATGTATGACATCTAACTAAAAAACTAGTTTTTATATGCATGACATGTCATAAAAAAACCCCGGCCTTTGGGCGGGGCTGCGATGGACCTCCTGTGTCCGGCAGCACGGGGCAGCGTGGGCGGCGGACGCTTTTATCATTTGCCAGATCGCGCCCGGAGTAGGGCAGGTTACCCGGGGAGACCTGCCCTATCCTACCACAAAGCTATTTTCTTTTAGGGCGGGGAAGATGTTGCAAAAAACCCCGGCCTGGAACCGGGGTTTGCTGTCAGTGGGGTTTGACCTCGCTAATGCGTGCTGGCCAGTCGTTATAGTCGAGATGTTTCCAAATCCAAAGGAGGGCGACACGCCTGGCGTCGCGGTCGTCATTGGCGATCACTTCGAACGTGGTCGAATAGACCGTGGTAACAAGGTAGCGCTTCATAGCAGGCCTTCCGCAATCCGGCCCCATACCATCAGGCATCGGGTTAGATTGGCGCTCGAATAAACGACATCGCGCAGCAATGGGCGGCTGGACCTCTTATCGTCCAAAAGCACCACGGCGTAGCGTGGGCGGCGTTCGTTCCGTCGACGCGCGTGGATAACCGCGTATTTGAAATGCGATGGCCGAAAATAGCCTCGCATCACCATAAAGGCGTCCGAAGCCCTGGAAGCCGGGCCACGGTAATACAAGCGGCCTGAGACGTGATCTACGACATAGGCCGTCTGGGTGGCTTCTGAGGCCGCATAAAGCCTCAGGTTTGAGCGGGGGTCGATATGCTGCGCCATGGGCGGCCTCCTAGTTCTGAGGCCGCGGGTAGGTCCGGAAACAGCCGAAACGGACGGCGCACCATATCGTCATGGGTTTGCCGTCAATGATGGCTGTTTGCGGATAAAAATTTGTCCAAGAACTCTTGAGCGTGATGGCCGAAAGAGTGCCGCAAATCAAAACAGAGGCGGCAAAGGTAAGGATTGCGATTCTGAACACGATTATCTCCGATGCTTGGCGTGTTGTTGGTGAAAATATGTATGACATGTCAGACGTTAAAAACAAGTTAAAAAATCGGTCATGGCGCAAAAAGATATGTATGACGTGTCGAATTTGTTTGCCATGGTAAACGCGAAGCGTTAAGCGTGATTGATGCGAACGATTGTCGATATCGAGAAACGGGAAATCGGCTCCGAGGCGCGCCGCTTGCGCGTGTGGAAGGATGGTCAAAACTATTTCGTTTCGGTCCAGGCCACATGGGCAGGGGAACAGTCGACACAAATTATCGAGGCTAGGATCGGCCTGACATGGCGCGAACTGATGCAAGTCGCGCTTGAGATGGCTGCGAGTAACGACGTGGTGCCGCAATGACTGAAAATAATATGGATGATTTATCCTATAAGGTTTTGTCGGCTCGCATCTCTAAGCGTCATCACGACCGGCTTGTCCGGATCGCGCGGACGCTCGGCAAATACACGAGCGAGAGCGATACAATCCGTCACATGATTGATAATTGGCCGCTAGGAGGCCATGGAGCCGGGAAAGCTTCGGCCTCGACTCCTAGTGCCCACAAGGCGGACCGCCCGCCACGAACGCGATCCAAGGGCCTCTCGGCCGCTTTGTCAAAGCACGTCAAGCAATAAAAAAAACCCAGATTGTGGGCAATCTGGGTCAATCTGGCCCCTGTTGCTGTGTTGGTGAGAGGCGTTTGATACATTATGTTTAACATCCTCCCATGGCCCAAAGGACAGGGAAGACGTTAATTTTCATTTTTGCTGACGGGCGGCAGCCTCTTTTTGCAGCCGCGCACACTCCCGGATATCGGCGAGTGCGACGTCGGTCGGCGCGAAGAACCATGGCGCGGACAGGCCGGGTCTCGATGCGCGATAAATCATCGCGGCGGCTCTTTGAGTCCCAAACCTTTTTTCCAACTCCCGGCCATCCTCTCCGGCTAGATGCACTGCCCATCCAGCGCGACAATGCGTCGTGCCGCAAGCGCCGTCCGGGCCATGCCATGCGTACATGTCAAGCGTCCCTCCGGCTTCGAGGGCCGACAGGATTGCCAAGTCGATATTGGGCACGACCGGTACATCGTAATCTCGCAGAAAGCGCGCGCCCTCAAGGTGTACACCCTCAAGACTCGCGCCCTCAAGACTCGCGCCCTCAAGATCAACGCCCTTAAGACTCGCGCCCTTGAAATTCGCCCCAGCGAGTCTGGCACCCTTGAGACTCGCACCCTTGAGATTCGCACCCGCGAAATTTGTGTCCCTGAAAGGCGCCTTCTCCAAATTCGCGTCCTCAAGGCACGCGCCCGCGAAATTCGCGCCCTTGAAACAGGCCTTCTCGAAATTCGCGCCCCCAAGGTGCGCGCCTTCGAAGTTCGCGTCCTCAAGGTCCGTATCGGCGAAATTCGTGTTTTCAAGGCACGCACTTTCGAAATTCGCGTCCTCCAGATCAGAACCCGTGAAATTCACGCCCGCGAGATTGGCACGCGCGAAGCTCGAACCCTTGAGGTCCGTGCGCGCTAAACACGCACGCGCGAGATTCGCACCATCGAAATTCGTGTACGCCAAGTACGCGCTTTCGAACTTCGCGCCCTCAAGATCGGCATGCGCGAATTTGGCACCTTCAAGATACGCATCTTCAAAGTTCGCGCCCGAAAGATACGCCCCCTCAAGATCAATACCCTCAAGATTCATGCCTTCGAGATTAGCCCCCGAGAGGTCCGCGCTGGCTTTGACGGCGGCCTTAACAGCCAGCCCAAGCCTGGTATTAAAACTCGTATCTTCGTCGGCCTCGATTTCGGCTTCGAAAATAACCTTGTCGGTGATCCAGTGTTTGATTTCAATTTTCATTTGTCTCTCCTTGTGTTGCTGCAACATCTTCCCCGGCCCAAAGGGCGGGGAAGACTTCACCCTCAAGGTTCTCACCCTTGAGATTCTTGCGCGCGAGGTACGCACCCGCGAGGGTACGCACCCTCGAAATTTGCATTTTCAAAATTCGAACCCTCGAAATTCGCGTCTGAGAGATTCGCATTCTTGAAATTCGCGCCCTTGAGATTCGCGTCCTTGAAGTTCGTGCGCTCAAGATTCGAATATTCGAAATTCGCGCTTTCAAGGCACGAATTCTTGAAATTCGTGCCCTTGAGATTCGCGCCCCCGAAATTTGCGTACTTGAGAGTCGAGCGTTCGAAATCTGCATCCTCAAGATACGCACGCGCCAAATTCGCGTCCTTAAGGTCTGTATACGCGAGTTTTGCGTCCTTAAGATACGCATCCTCGAAATTTGTGTTTTGAAGGTCTGAACCTTCGAAGTTGGCACCCTTGAGATGCGCATCTTTGAAGTTTGAAAGCTGCAAATCCGAGCTTTCGAAATTTGCGCATTCAAGTTTTGCATTCTCGAAATTCGCGCCCTTGAGGGTCGCACGTGCGAAGTACGAACGTGCGAGCTTTGCGCCCTCGAAGTCCGAATACGCGAGATGCGCGCTTTCGAAATTTGCTCCCTCAAGGTCCGCATACTCAAAATTCGTGCCCTCAAGATACGCATCTTTGAAATTTGCGCCCGCGAAATACCCACCCTCAAGATTCGCGCCTTCGAGATTTACGCCCGTGAGGTCAGCATCCGCGAGTTTGATGCGCGCTTTGACGGCGGCCTTGACAGCCAGCCCAAGCCTCTCATTTGGACTTGTATCTTCTTTGGCCTTGATCTCGGCCGAAAAGATAACCTCGCCTGTGATTTTGTGTTTGATTTCAACTTTCATTTTATTGCTCCGTGGGTTGTGTCGTTTGATGCATTATGTATGACACGTCGTACGTTAAAAGCAAGTTAAAAAATCGGCCATGGTGCAGAATTTTTTTGGCAAATAAAAATGTTGCGCGAAAACAACGGATTATGGTATAGACCTTGGTGTCTATTGCGGCGGGGCAAGATCATGACAACATCGGTACGGATTTTTTATCATCAGGGGCTTGTCAAAGCGGCTGTATCTAACGACGGCGGCCGGTTTTCGTCTGATTCGGTCATGATGTTACAGCAACCGTATATCGGATCGGATATGATCTCTTGCGACAATGCTAACGTAGGAGCAACGACGGGGTCCAACGCAGGCGCAGGGTCTTTGCTGGCAAGAATAGAGGTCCAGCCTGGCAAATCGGTTTATTACGAGGTCAATCCGCCCAATAGATCGGTTGCGGCCTCAACTTCGAGTCCGGTCATATCGGGGCAAGTTGTTATACCATTTGGGCATGGTTGGTCTTTGTCGTTTCTTGAGTGTGACTTATGATTAAGCATGCTCTATTGCAAAAATGCTTCGAACTGAAGCGCGAGCACGACAGGCTTTTTGCCTTACTCAGTGAGATGATTAAAGATCATCGCACGCTTTTGGAGTTGAGAGAGGATTTCGGACGCGAGAGGCAACTCATCGATGAGATGCTTAAGGCGACCAAGGATAAGGCCGACGCGCTTGCGTTCATGATGGGAAAAAGCAATGATCAGCAAAGAAACGCAATCGCCGCAGAATAAAACTGCGCGAACAATTAAAAAAAGGACCTTTCGAAAAAGCCACGAAGTACCGCAACTCAAACCTCATCAATTTAAGCCCGGCCAGTCAGGTAATCCCAATGGTCGAGGCAAAGCATCTCGCACTAAACTTTCAGAAAGCTTCATTCTTGCTTTGCAAGAAAAGTTTAATACTCATGGGGAGCAAGTATTGGACTACATGATTACTAACGAGCCTGTGGCTTTTATTGAGTTGGTCGCAAGTATAGTTCCGAAAAACTTTCAGGTCGAAATGACGGCCGACGACAATTTTATCGATTTAATGGCGTTTGTCTCCAAAGGCGGCACACGCAACCCAACACTTGCTTTGCCTGCAGTCTCAGAGGACTAGGGGGCAAATCCCTCGGAGCCATCCCCGTCGCGGCTCCGGGGGACACAATCGTTTGACGGGGAGGGCGGGGGCCATGAACTGCAAACTTAAGCATAGCTATGGATTGACTTGGTGCATCAATTGCGGGCGCGAATGGTATAAGGGCAAGGCCATCGGCTCTTGCGTGCAAAAGCAAGGTGATCGCATCCCGCTTGAGGCGGCGGAATGGCTCATTGTGGCGGGCATCATGGGCGGCCTTGCGCTCGGCTCGTTTGCCTGGCTTGCGATCTGACCATGGATACGCTTACGCATGCCAAAAAGTTTGAATCGTGGCTTGCATCGGCGAATGATCCGTATGAATTTGTCGTGGGTGTTTTGGGGTATGCTCCGCCTGGTACCCCGGACGCAGAGCGCACCCTTGAGCGATGGCAAGCGGATGCGCTGCAAGCCATCCGGGACGGCCATAAACGTATATCGATCCGCTCGGGCCACGGCGTCGGCAAAACGACATTTTTAGCCTGGTTAGCTTTGTGGGCCGTCGGCTGTCACCTTGATTGCAAAGTGCCGTTTACCGCGTCCAGCCAAGATCAGTTGCGCGATATCGATTGGCCTGAAATCAAAAAACAGCATCGTCTTTTGCCGCCATTTTTACGCAATCGTATAGAGTGCCAGGCCGAGCGCATTTTTCTTAAGGATGCGCCGGATGTCTCCTTTGCCGTCCGGCGTACGGCGACCGCGGAAAAGCCCGAGGCAATCGCAGGCTTTCACGCTGATTTTTTGGTCATCATAGCCGATGAGGCGAGCGGAATACCGGAGGAAGTTTTTGAGACTGGCCAGGGGGCGCTATCGACGCCCGGTGCGATTGCGGTGCTCACAAGCAACCCGACGCGGCGCAGCGGATTTTTTTTTGATACCCATCACAAGCTTAAGGATAGATGGTGGACGCTCCGAGTATCAAGCGAGGATGTGCCAAGGGCGCGCGGGCACATTGAGGATGTGATCGCAACCTACGGCAAAAATTCAAATAAATATCGCGTTCGCGTTTTAGGCGAATTTCCCACGTCAGAGGATGACGTTGTTATCCCTATGGACGTTATCGAGGCGGCCATTGGGCGGCAGGTCCAAAAAATCCGCGTTGAACCGATATGGGGCCTGGACGTAGGCCGCCACGGCGACGATCCGAGCGCGCTCGC